GATTGGAGATCATGGGATAATTTTCCAATTAAAAAAGTATCTTCCAGTAAATTTGATAAGTATAGGGTAGTAGAAATATTAGAGGCTATAGATCCTCATGTTACCAAACCACTATGGGATTATCAGATACCTAAAAAATATTTTGTCGATATCGAGGTAGAAATAACAGATAATCGAGCGGATTCGTTAGATACTGAGAATTCTAAAAATAGGGTACTTTCAATAGGTATGGCTTCGTCCCATGGTAAAATTTTAGTCATAGGATTAGAGGACATTTCACCTGATAGAATTCTTAAGATTGAAAAAAGAATAAAAGACCACTTTAAAGATCTTCCAGGAGAATGGACATTTAATTATAGAAAATTTGATAGCGAATTTGATATGCTATACACTTTTCTTTCTAAGCTTGTACCAAAAATGCCTTTAATTACTGGATGGAACTGGTTTGGGTATGACTGGCCTTATCTTATAAACAGAGCAAAAAGATTAGGGATAGATCCAAAAATAGCTTCTCCTAGTGGTATTCTTTTAGGTATGAATCAAATACCTATGCACGTACTTATGGTGGATTACCTTGATATCTATAAGAAATGGGATAGAGTAATAAAAATAAGGGAATCCAATTCTTTAGATTACGTAGCTAATCAAGCAGTAGGGTTAAAGAAAATTTCGTACAACGGGACACTTAAAGATTTATATGAATCCGACTTTGAAACATTCATATTTTACAATGCGGTAGACTGTGTGTTAGTCCATTATATAGATAAAAGATTAGATACTCTTTCCACATTTTTTAAGATTGCAGAGGTTAGCAGAGTAGAAATTAATAGGGCCTTATCTCCCGTATGGACTACTGAAGTATTGATGCTAAGAAAATTCTTGGAAAGAAAAAGAATTATAGTTAACGAAAGAAAGGGAGAATCCCACGTAAAATTCGAAGGAGCTTATGTTAAGAAGCCAGAGAAGGGATTATATGAATGGATTGCTTGTTTTGACTTTGCCTCACTATATCCTAATACAATGATGCAATGGGGAATATCTCCAGAAGCTTATATAGGTAAGAATCTTAAAGAAATACCAGAAGGAGCAATAAAAACTTCTTCAGGCGCGGTATTTTATAACAAGGATGGGGATGAGCCTATTCTTAGAGAGATATTAAAAGGACTTTATTCTCAAAGAAAAGCTACTAAGAAGAAATACTTTGAATGTGAAAAAGAAATAGAAAAAATAAAAAAAGCAATAAAATCAAAATCATAAATTATGGCAAATACAGATAACACTTGTGCAAAATTAGAAATCGAGGATCTTTGGACTGACGCTACACATACTCCAAAGTATGATCGCGAAAAAATTACAATAGGTTCTGACACGCTTGGAGACATTTTAAATCTACAATCGGAAACACAAAAGAGCGTATATGGATATGACTTTCAAAGTATGTCTCTTAGAGAAATTATGGAGTTCTGGCATATGAACAACCACGCAATGATAGATGAAATACACGAGGCTACTGATGCACTTGGTGGTATTAGTGAAGGTGGAAATGCAATTTGGAAAAAATGGAAAAAAGCTTATCCTGAATATTCGAATAAGAAATTTTCAGATCTTTCTTTGGAAGATCAACTAGAATGCAAATTCGAAATAGTTGACATGCTACACTTCTTTATGAATTATGCTGCTTCAATAGGTATGACCTCAAAAGAAATGTATAATATGTATATGAGTAAAAATAAAGAGAATAGAGATCGTCAAAAAAGAGGATATTAAAATATATAAAGATAAAGAATTTATGGAAAAATTACTAACACCAAACCCGAAGAGATTCTCATTGTTCCCTGTACAAGAACATGACATTTGGACAATGTACAAAACTGCTGAAGCTTCGTTTTGGACTGCGGAAGAAATCGATCTAGCACAAGATATTTCACACTGGAGGGATAAGCTTAATGATAATGAAAGATATTTTATTAAGCATGTAATTGCTTTCTTTAATAATTCTGATGGTATAGTTAATGAAAATCTTGCTGCAAACTTTTTCAATCAGGTTCAATACCCAGAAGCAAGATGCTTCTATGGATTTCAATTAGCTATCGAAAATATACACGGAGAAACATATTCTCTCCTTATAGATTCTTACATATCTGATGAGGAAGAAAAAGAACACCTATTCAATGCAATAGATACTGTTCCTTCTGTTAAAAGAAAAGCTGATTGGGCAATGAAATGGATCGAGAACGGTTCATTCACAGAAACATTAATCGCATTTGCAGCAGTTGAAGGAATTTTCTTTTCCGGATCTTTCTGTTCTATATTCTGGTTAAAGAAAAGAGGTCTAATGCCAGGACTATGTTTTGCTAATGAATTAATATCTAGAGACGAGGGATTGCATTGTGATTTTGCTTGTTTACTTTACACTAGACACATCGAAAATAAACTTCCAGAAGAAACAGTTATGGAGATAATTAGAGAAGCTGTAGAGATCGAAAAAGAGTTTGTTACTTCTTCCTTACCAGTAAGACTAATTGGTATGAATTCGGATCTTATGTGTGAGTATATTGAATTTGTTGCAGATAGACTATTAGTTTCACTTGGATGTTCTAAAATTTATAATACAAAATGTCCTTTCGACTTTATGGTTAATATAGCATTAGAAAACAAAGGTAACTTCTTTGAAGGAAGAGTGGGATCTTATCAGAAATCAGGTGTTATGGATAGTACTAAGGATAATAAAGATTCAGGTAAATCATTTACTATGGATGCTGAATTTTAATTTAGTAACATATCCCCGATTGAATATATATAAGAGATATAATTAATAAAGTGGCTCAGAAACCTAGATCTCAATTTAAAGTAATATTTTCTCAAGGAAATATCCCGACTCAACAGGATTTCCACGACTTCATAGATAGTTATTGGAATTTTAGCGACGATGGATATTTCACGGGAATTACCGGGCCAACTGGAGCAACTGGAGCAACTGGGTTCGGAACTCCGGGAATACAGGGATCTACTGGATCTACTGGACCAACAGGAAATACTGGTTCCACTGGACCAACTGGTTCCACTGGGCCAACTGGAAATACCGGTTCCACCGGACCAACAGGAAATACTGGGAATACTGGTGCCACTGGACCAACTGGAGCTAATTCGAATGTAGCTGGACCAACAGGACCAACAGGAAATACTGGGAATACTGGTGCCACTGGGCCAACTGGAGCTAATTCGAATGTAGCTGGACCAACTGGACCAACTGGGGCTCAAGGTGTATCCACAAGCTACTACGAATATAAGGCTAAAACCTCGATTTATTCTCCTCCTCCTGGATCAGGATATGTTATATGGGACAATGCAACACAAACATCTGCTACCTCTATAACTTTATCACACTTAACACAAAGTAATGTTGATATTGATATATTTCTTGCAGCAATTTCAGATGGTGATATTATAGTAATACAATCCGTATCTAATTCAAATAATTATCAGAAATGGACTGTAAATGGAACTATAACTATAGTTTCTAATAACTATGTAACAATACCAGTAGGAAACCAAATTGGCGGATATACATTTTCAGATAATGATGATATTATAGTTGCATTACAATCTAGAGGTGCTACTGGACCTCAGGGACCAACAGGACCTACTGGAGCGGATTCTACTGTACCTGGACCTACTGGACCTACTGGAGATGTTGGGCCAACAGGAGATACTGGACCTACTGGAGCGAATTCTACTGTACCTGGACCTACCGGAGCTACTGGACCAACAGGTGATACTGGACCAACAGGAAATACAGGGCCAACAGGAAATACTGGGGTGACTGGACCAACAGGAACTACAGGACAGATTGTTTATACAGCTTTAGGTAGTGGCTCTCTACAGATTACTACAACAGATACCACTTATACTGTTATAACTGGTCTAACACAAACTATAACTGTTCCCGCTAATTGTTATGTAATAATTACAACAACCGGAGGTGCTACCCTACAAACTGCTGCTACTACTAACTCATTAATAGCTAATATAGGAATTCATATAGCTGGATCTGTTGTAGAAGGTGGTTCTAGAACTATAGTAGTAGGCCCATCATTAGCAGGGATAACATCAGGTAACCAAACTCAGGTAAATTGGTCGATAAACTATGCTGTACAATTAATTGCTGGGTCTTACACTATAGATGTTAGAGCACAGTATGTAAACAGAGCTGGTACATCACCGATTAATGTTAGTTCTGGAGCAGGTAACAACAGAAGAGGAGTTCTAAATATAGAGATATTAAATACATAGTATATTAAAATGGAAGAATGGTATTATTTAAATATTGAATTACGTTTAGGTAATTTTACTAATAGATATTGTTTATCTAGAGCATCTTTAAATCTGATGAGTGAATTAGAGATTAAAGAAAATTTAGATACATTATATAATTTATCATCGATCGAAGTTTTAACAAACGGTACAAATATGATAAGCTGGGAAAATCTTGTATTAAATATAACATATTTGAATGGAGATTCTTTTAATTCCCAATCAATGTCTAGAGAAGATTTCGATTACGATTCTTCTATATCCCCAGTAGGAGATATTTTATACGAAATGTATAACAATCTAATACAATAAGATATAATTTATTTTATTAGTATGGGTGAATATTCACGAAACTAATCTTGTTTTAAAAATAAAATAATAAAATAAAAAATGGAAGTAATTAAGAGAGATGGCTCTAGAGAAAGAGTGAAATTGGATAAGATTCTTAATAGAGTTAAGAAGCAGTGTTATGGTTTAAACATGGATTATATAGAGCCAATGGAAATAGCCAAAAAAGTTATCCATGGTCTTTATGATGGAATTACTTCTATTGAATTAGATACATTGGCAGCAGAAACCGCAGCTGCATTAACACCTACACATCCTGATTATTCTATACTAGCTTCCAGAATATGTGTTACTTCTTTACATAAAAGAACACCTAAAAGTTTTTCTCAGGTAATAGACCAGCTTTATAATTATGTTGATCCTAAGACTGGATTAAAAGCCCCTATGATTGCTGATGATGTTTATGAGATAATCATGAATAACTCTAAGGATATAGATTCTCAGATTATTACAGATAGAGATTTAGACTATGATTATTTTGGATTTAAGACGTTAGAGAAATCATATCTATTAAAGATAGATGGTCAGCCATCAGAAAGACCACAACAGATGTTAATGCGAGTTGCTATAGGTATACATAAAAATGATCTGGCATCTGCTTATAAGACTTATGATCTTATGAGTCAGGGATATTTCACACATGCTACTCCCACATTATTCAATTCAGGAACTAGAAGACCTCAGCTTTCTTCTTGTTTTTTAGTTTCTATGGATGATGACTCTATTCAAGGAATTTATAAAACTTTATCTGACGTAGCTCAAATTTCAAAAAATGCAGGAGGTATTGGATTACATATTCATAATGTAAGAGGAACAGGAGCTTATATTAAAGGAACCAACGGTACTTCTAATGGAATTATTCCGATGTTAAAAGTATTTAATGAAACAGCTAGATACGTAGATCAAGGAGGAGGTAGAAGAAAAGGATCTTTTGCTATTTATCTAGAGCCTTGGCATTGCGATGTTGAGGATTTCTTAAATCTTAGAAAGAATCACGGTAAAGAAGAAATGAGAGCTAGAGATCTTTTCTTAGCTTTATGGACTCCTGATTTATTTATGGAGAGGGTAAGAGATAACGGGGATTGGACTTTATTTTCCCCAGACGAAGCTCCTGGATTAGATGATGCTTATGGTGATGCTTTTAATAAGCTTTACACTAAATATGAATCTGAGGGAAGAGGAAGAAAAACAGTAAAAGCTCAAGATCTTTGGTATAAAATAATAGAGGCACAAATTGAAACAGGAACTCCTTATATTCTTTATAAGGATTCGGCTAATATAAAATCAAATCAAAAGAATCTTGGTACTATTAAATCTTCTAATCTTTGTACTGAGATTATAGAATATTCAGATTCTAAAGAAACTGCAGTTTGTAATTTAGCTTCTATTGCACTTCCTAAATTCATTATTCCTGGTAAGAAACCTAAGTATGATTTTAATGCTCTTAGAGACATAGCTTACACTGCTACTATTAACCTTAATAGAGTAATTGATGTTAACTATTATCCAACTAAAGAGACTAAGACTTCTAATATGAAGCACCGTCCAATTGGTATAGGTGTACAAGGTCTAGCTGATACGTTTGCAATCTTAAAAATACCTTTTGAGTCTGAGGAAGCTAAACAATTGGATCGTGAAATTTTCGAAGCAATATATTACGGAGCTATGTGTGCTTCGGTTGATCTTGCTGAAAAAGAAGGAGCTTACCAATCATTTAAAGGATCTCCTCTATCTAAAGGCCTATTCCAGTTTGACCTATGGAATGAAAAGCCAGGAACAAGATGGGACTGGGAAGATTTAAGAGAAAGAGTAAAAACACACGGAGCTAGAAACTCTCTACTTTTAGCACCAATGCCTACAGCATCAACTAGTCAAATTCTTGGAAACAATGAGTGCTTTGAGCCTTTTACTTCTAATATCTATATTAGAAAAACACTATCCGGTGAATTTCCTGTAGTTAATAAACACTTAGTGAAAGACCTAGTTAAATTAGGATTATGGAATGATTCTTTAAGAGACAAGATCATTATCAATAACGGATCGGTTCAAGACATAAAAGAAATACCTGAAGATTTGAAGGCTATTTACAAAACTGCTTGGGAGATGAGTCAGAAAGTTATTATAGATCATGCTGCTATAAGATCTCCTTTCATTTGTCAGAGTCAGAGTATGAATCTTTTTGTGCAGGACGCAAACTTTGCTAAATTGTCTTCAGCTCACTTCTATGGATGGAGTAAGGGATTAAAGACTGGTAGCTATTATATTAGAACTAAAGCTGCTACAACAGCAATAAAAGGATTAGGGATAGACACTTCAAGATCAGAGGATATAAAATCGGAAGACGATAATTACAGTGATCTAGTTTGTAGCATAGATAATCCAGAGGATTGTGAAGCTTGTGGATCTTAAAATATATTATGGAAAAAAAGAACAAAGTAAAAACAATTGCTAATTTCAAAGAATTCGTAAAAGAATTCGGAGATATTGATGGCAAAGAAAATCTTGAAGAAATTCCTTGTATTATTTTAGCTGGTCCTCCAGGATGTGGAAAGGGAACGCAAGCTAAAATAATATCCAAGGGGATGAGATGGAAACATATATCAACTGGAGACATTTTAAGAGATTCAGGGGATAAGGATATAAAGAAAATGATGAAGAGTGGGGAATTACTTCCTGACGATCTAGTAGGTAAGGAACTAATTTCATATCTTAAAGAATATTCCAAACATCACGATCCTAAGGGATTTATATTTGACGGCTATCCAAGAAATCTTGCACAAAGGGATATATTTGAAGAAATATGTAGAGTAAATAATTTAAAATTAGTCTATGTTTTCTTTTTGAATGCCCCTGAATCCTTATTAAGAAAAAGAATAGAGGACAGAGGAAAAACATCCGGCAGATCAGATGATAAAAGTGAAAAAGCTTTTAATAAAAGAATGGAAGAGTATAACGAACAGACTCTACCTATGATAGAGTCTATGAGAAATGGATCTAATTTTATAGAAATATCATCAAATAGGTCTTTAGAAGAAATATCTTCATTGATATTTAAGAAATTAGATGAAATTTAATCAGAAAATCTTTGTATAACTATTAAAATTAAATAAAATGGCTAAAGCTAAAAAAGAACCAACTGAAGAAGTTAAGGATAAAAAACAACCTACTATCTGTTTAACAATGATAGTTAAAAATGAATCGCAAGTAATTAGAAGATGTATAGATTCAGTAAGGGATTATATTAATTATTGGGTTATTGTAGATACTGGATCTACTGACGGTACTCAGGATCTTATAAAAGAGATAATGGCCGAATATGAAATTCCGGGAGAACTACACGAAAGACCTTGGGTTGATTTTGGACATAATAGAACAGAGAGTTTAAATTATTCTAAAGATAAGTCAGATTATAGACTTATAATAGATGCAGACGACGTATTAGTAGTTGAAAATCCGGAGGTTAATCCATTTTTAAATATAGATAAAGACTTCTATAAAATAAAGCTAAGATTAGGATCTCTTGCTTATTA